CGTTTGGGACAGCAATACCTACAGCAAGTTGCCCATTGAGGCTGAGGGATTTGAGTACAACGCCGAAAGCGGCAGCCTGCCCCGTCCGACAATCCGCGTCGCCAACCTGCTGGGCAGCATCACAGCAATTCTGCTTGACGTAAATACCACCACGGCAGGCAACGATCTGACTGGTGCCAAGCTGACCCGCATTCGCACCTTGGTGCGTTACATCGACGGTGCAAATTTCACTGGCGGTACCAATCCTTACGGCACCCCAGACACCACTGCCAAGCTGCCTTCTGAGATTTATTACGTCGCCCGTAAGGTCACAGAAACCAGAGATCTTGTTGAGTTCGAGTTGTCCGCAGCTTTTGACCTCGCTGGTGTTCGCGCCCCCAAGCGTCAGTGCAGCGCCAACCTTTGCCCGTGGATTTACAAGGGTTCCGAGTGCGGTTACAGCGGCAGCAGTTATTTCGACGAGAACGACAAAGCGGTGACGGCTTCTGCCGACGACAAATGCGGCAAACGCTTAAGCAGCTGCCAAGCACGATTTGGCTCCACTGCTGAATTGCCTTTTGGTGGCTACCCCGGCATTGGAGCATTTAACGGATGAACCCGACCGCTAAGGCTGCAGCATTGGAACACGCCAAGGCGGAAGATCCACGCGAAGCTTGCGGTTTGCTGGTGGTCATCAAGGGTCGCAAGCGCTATGTCCCATGCCGGAATCTGGCAGAGGGCAATGAGTTTTTCATTCTTGACCCTGTTGATTACGCCGCCGCCGAAGACAAGGGCGAAGTTGTTGGCGTGGTGCATAGCCACCCGGTCACGCCACCGATTCCAAGTGAGGCTGACAAGGTTGCTTGCGAGAAATCTGGCTTGCCCTGGTACATCGTCAACCCCAAAACCGAGCAATGGGGCGAGCTGTCGCCTGAAGGCTACAAAGCACCTCTGATTGGGCGGTCATGGGTTTGGGGCGTCAGCGATTGCTGGACGCTGGTCCGCGACTGGTACGGCGAGCAGGGAATTGAGTTGCCCGACTGGGATCGTCCGACGACTCCAGAAGAGTTCAACCAAAACCCAATGTTTGATGACTGCTGGCGTGAGGCTGGCTTTTACGAGGTGGACATTGCCGAAATGCAGGCTGGCGACGCCATGTTGATGGCGATTGACTCCAACAAACTGAATCACGTCGGCGTCTACATCGGTGACCAGCTGGTGTTGCATCATTTACGTGGTCGCCTGTCCAGTCGTGACTTATTGGGCGAGTGGCTTTTAAAATGCACCGGTAGGGTCTTGCGTTATGGAAAAGGAAATTAGGCTCTACGGACCACTGGCCAAGTTCATCGGTCAGCGCAAGTTTTTAGCGGAAATCAGCAGCGCAGGCGAAGCGGTCAGGATGCTGCTGGCTAATTTCCCCGGACTGGAACGCCACATGGTAGACCAGCATTACAAGGTAATAGTTGATAACTACGAAACTGATTTAGATGAGATCCACTATCCCGCTAGTCAAACAATCAAGATCGTTCCTGTACTGGGCGGTGCTGGTGGTGGGACGGGCAAGATTTTGGCTGGTGTCGCCTTAGTTGCGGCTGCGATACTTGCCGGTCCAGCCGGATCTGTCTTTGGCTTAGGCGCGGCATTCGGACAAACTGCAACATTTGCAGGAGGCATTGTTGGTGGTGCCTTTGCAACCGCGGTCGGCTCAATCGGTGTCGCCCTGGTTTTGGGCGGTGTTTCACAGCTGCTATCACCTACGCCTCAACTGGCTCAGATTGGTCCAGCTTCTCAGTCACTAGGCGGCGGGCGCACTACAACAACAGAAGGCACTGAAATGGACCCGCAAGAGTCCTACAGCTTTAGTGGGATTCAGAACACCAGTCGCCAAGGGACTCCCGTGCCTGTGGTGTATGGCGAAACTATCGTGGGATCGGTGGTGATCTCCGCTGGCATCGACGTTGACACGATCTGACATGGCGAAGAAAAAGCAGAATCAGATCATCGGCGCAGGTGGTGGCGGCGGTGGTGGTAGTCAACCAGTCGTACAGCAAACGGTCGTTGTCCAGCAGTCAGCACCCCCAGCTGTCAGAACGCCAATCCGCACGGCGGACAATCTGGCGTCTACTGCCTTTGGCAATATTCTCGATTTGCTTTGCGAAGGCGAGATCGAAGGATTCCCGTCTGCGCGTGATTACACCCGTGGCACGGATAATTACAACAAAGCACTGCTTAAAGATGTTTATCTGACTGATACGCCAATCCTGCGATCTGGCGCTGATGTAACAAATCTTACGGAAGCAGATTACAACTTCAAGGGTGTCACCGTTGAGGCAAGGTATGGCACCAACGCGCAAACCTACATTCCCAAGTTTGGTGAGACGACTGAAGACATCAAAAGCGTCAACGTAGAGATTCTTCAAGCAACGCCAGTTACTCGGCAGATCACAGACTCCAACGTTGATGCAGTGCGCGTCAGCATTGCAATTCCAAGGCTTGAGCGTGGCACTGCTGAGGGCGATGTGCTTGGCACTAGCGTCACGATCAGCATCCAACTGCAATACAACGGCGGCGGCTACACCACCGTCAAAACTGACACGATCAGCGGACGCACGGCGGACAAATACGAACGTGACTATCTGGTCGATATTGATGGCGCATTTCCTGTTGATCTGCGCGTGGTGCGTGATTCAGCAGATAGCACTGACACTGACGTAAGTCCGACCTACTTCACGGCTTACACCGAACTGATTTACCAAAAACTACGCTATCCCAACAGCGCATTGGCAGCGGTCAGATTCCAAGCAGAACAGTTCAACAATATCCCTGCACGGGCGTATCGAATTCGTGGCATCAAGGTCAAGATCCCGAACAACGCCACTGTCGATGCCGCTACTGGGCGGCTGACCTATAGCGGCACTTGGACTGGCACTTTTGGTGCTGCTCAATGGACCACCTGCCCGGCGTGGATTCTGTATGACCTGCTGATCAGCAAGCGCTACGGTTTTGGCGATCACGTTGCTGAGGCGCAACTAGACAAATTTGCCTTCTATTCGGCATCGCAATACGCCAACGAACTTGTAGACGATGGCACGGGCGCCGGCACTAAAGAAGCGCGTTTTAGCTGTAATGCCCTGATCCAAAACCAATACGAGGCATACAAGCTGATCAATGACCTTTGCTCGGTCATGCGCTGTCAGCCGTATTGGGCGACTGGTGCGCTGACGATCACGCAAGACAAGCCGACTGATTCCAGCTACCTGTTCAACCGCTCCAACGTGCTGGAGCCAGGGTTTAGCTATGCCGGCAGCGACCTGAAGACCCGCCACACAGTTGCAGTTGTCAGCTATTTGGATCTGGACAGCCGCGAGCAGAACTACGAAATTGTTGAAGACCGCGACGCCATCGACAAATACGGCTGGGTCGCTACTGAGATCAAAGCCTTTGCCTGCACCTCACGCGGTCAAGCCAACAGGCTGGGGCAGTGGATCCTTTACTCCGAACAGCAGGAAACAGAAGTCTGCAGCTTTAGCGCATCAATCGACGCTGGCGTTCTGGTCCGTCCCGGTGCTGTTGTTGACGTGCAAGACCCAATGCGGTCTGGCGTTCGTTTCGGCGGCAGGATTGTCGGCTCTGGTGCAAAGACGGTTTCGGTTGATGACACCACCGGACTGCCAAGCAAGGATGCAACGATCAGCGTCTTGCTGCCTGATGGCACGCTTGAAACGCGAACCATTGTTAGCCGCACTGGCGTTCTGATCACGGTTGACAGCAACTGGACAACGCAACCGCAGAAGAACAGTGTTTGGGTGATTCAAACCACCGCAATTCAGACCCAGCAATATCGCGTGCTGACGGTCAAAGAGCGTGAGGGCAACGTCTATGACATCACCGGACTGCTCTACAACTCCAGCAAATACGATTACGTCGAGCGTGGGTTCAAGCTGGCGACGCGCAGCATCACGAACCTAAACCCGATCCCTGCAGCACCCACCAGTCCAAAGGCAGAAGAGAAGTTTTACGCCGCCAACGACCAAGCCAAGGTCAAGATCATTCTTAGCTGGGCAGCGGTCAAGGGCATCCCGCAGTACAAGGTGCGCTATCGCGCTGGTGACGACAACTGGGAGCAACTAACGGTTACTAAGCCTGACACCGAGATTCTCGATACCCGCGCCGCCACTTATACGTTTGAGATTTACAGCATCAACTCGCTGGGTCGGCAGTCATCTGAATTTGCCAGCCTGACGTTTAACGCCATCGGCAAAACTGCTGTTCCGACTCAGGTCCAGAACCTGCGGTTTGAGGCGACCAGCGAGAAAGAAGGCACGTTGAAGTGGGACGAATCGACCGAACTTGACGTTAAAAACGGCGGCAAGGTCTACATCCGCCATTCGAGCCTGACCGATGGCAGCGCCAGTTGGAGCAACTCGGTTGACCTGATCGAGGCTGTCGCTGGTTCTGCCACTAGCGCCACGATCCCGCTGATTGAAGGCGAAGTGCTGGTCAAGTTCGCGGATGATGGCGGACGACTTAGCACCAATGAGACGAGCATCATCATCGACCTGCCCGACACGCTTGGGCGGTTGCTGGTGGAAGATCGCCGCGAGGATCAAGACGCCCCGCCATTCCAAGGCAACAAAACCGACACGTTCTACAGCGAGGAATTTGACGCGCTGACGCTGGATGGCACCGAGGATCTGGACGACAAAACGGACTTTGACGACATCCCATCGTTCGATTTTCTTGGTGACATAACCAGCAGCGGTGAATACGCCTTTACCGACACGCTTGATCTTGAGGGCGTGTTCTCGCTGGATCTGGAGCGGCGGTTTGTCACTCGCGGCTTTTACCCCGGCGACCTGATCGACGCCAAAACCGAACTGATCGACGACTGGGACGACTTTGACGGTGACACGGTGGATAAGGTCAACGCCAAGCTGCTGGTGCGCCGCACTGACGACGACCCAACCGGCACGCCAACTTGGACTAGCTGGCAGGATTTCGCCAACGGCACGTTCAAGGGTCGGGCATTCCAGTTCAAGGCTGAGTTGACCAGCACCGACACCGCTCAGAACATCCTTGTCGATGAATTGGGGTATCTGGCGCAGTTTGCTCGCCGCCAAGAGCAGAGCAGTGCAGCGGTTGCCAGCGGTGCAGGCGCCAAGGCAATCACTTTCGGCAATGCCTTCTTTACTGGTACGGCATCATTGCTGGGGACCAATAGCAACTTGCCTAGCATCGGCATCACGGCTCAGAACATGCAGAGCGGTGACTATTTCGAGGTCAGCAGCGTCAGCGCCACGGGGTTCACGGTGACGTTCAAAAACAGCAGCGACACGGCAGTGGATCGTAATTTCAACTGGAGTGCTGTTGGCTATGGCAAGGCTGGGTAGAGTAGACAAAAGACTGCGCTAGGCGGCTGTGGCAACGCACGATTACAACATTGCTAACGGCACGGGTAGCGCCGTCCGTAGTGACATAAACAACGCCCTCGCCGCAATCGTCAGCAATAACAGCAGCAGCACGGAACCCGCCACCACCTTTGCGTTTCAGTGGTGGGCAGATACCAATAACACCCTGCTGAAAATCCGTAATGCGGCGAACTCGGCATGGGTAACGGTTGGCGATTACAGCACTGCCAACTTCGGCTTGCTGACCAGCGCCACTGCTAACAGCACCTACTTGGCATTGGCTGGTGGCACCGTTACTGGTGCGCTGAACATTGGCACCGCTGGTTCGCTGGTGTTTGAGGGCGCCACGGCGGATGACTTTGAAACCACGCTGGCGGTTACGGATCCAACTGCTGACCGGACGATCACGCTGCCCAACGCCACTGGCACGGTTCCGCTGCTCAGCTTGGCGCAGACCTTTACGGCAGCACAACGCGGCAGCATTTCGGCAATCTCGGTTGCTTCTGGCGATACCACCAAGACGCTGGACTTTGCTACCGCTAATAACTTCGCCTTGACGCTTGCCAATACGGCATCGTGCCAGCTTGCCAACCCCAGCAACTTGACGGCAGGACAAAGCGGTTCGATCTTTGTGGTGCAAGACGGAACTGGCGGGCGATTATTGACTTACGGCAGCCAATGGGATTTTGCGGGCGGAACTGCGCCTACTCTGTCCACGGCTGCATCGGCGGTTGATCGTATTGATTACGTCGTCCGCACGACCAGTTCCATCCACGCTGTCTTCACCGCTGCTTACTCATGAGCATCATTGGTAGCAATATCCTTGCTGGCTCTAGCGGTCAGGGCGGCGGGTATGAGATCGAGCAAAGCTTGCGGTTTGATGGGAGTTCTAAACTAAGCCGTGCCTCGGCTTTTGGTAATGCCAATGCCAGTTGGACTTTAAGTTTTTGGTTTAAGAGAAGTCGTCCGCTGACAACAACAGATGGAGACTCGCAAGTTCTTGTCTGGTCCGAGCCGGGAGGAGGCGATACAAACACCGGAACTATTCAGTTCTTTTATGACAGCCGCTATACAGCAACAAAAACTAACAGAATCTTGTCAGTTTGGAGCGATACTACCGAAATGTACACTCCGGGTGTGCAGCGTGATTTTAGTGCTTGGTATCATCTTGTAATCAAATCAGCTGCTACATCAGGCACATCTGGCACGGTTACTTACTACTTAAATGGCGTCGAGCAGGTATCCAATACCGTGGCAGAGGCGTATATGTTTGGACCAAATCGCCAACCGAATATCGGCGCTAGAGCAAGCAGTGCTTATTTCAGCGGATACATGGCTGAGTTCCATTATGTGCATGGAACCACAAAAAATTATACCGACTTCGGTGAGTTTGACGATAATGGCGTCTGGCGTCCCATTGAGTACACAGGCGGTTCCTACGGCGCTAACGGCTTCTACCTAAAGTTCGACCCCAGTGCCACCAACGGCATCGGACACGACCACAGCGGCAACGGCAATAACTGGACCGCTTCTGGCTTCACCACCTCCGGCAC